CTTTGCTTAAAAAGACAAGCGGTGCGGCTGAAACAGTACAGATGTTGCCGATGGTTGCAGAATTTGCTTCTAATTATGGTTATCCTGCTATTAGCGCATTAGGTATTGGGGCATTGGCTCACGTTAGGCGCAAGCTTAAAAAGATTGACAAGGAATTTGGAGGAGCAAAATAATGCCTATGGGAAAAGGAACTTATGGTTCAAAGGTAGGCCGCCCACCAAAGAAAGGGTTATTCTCTGGGAAGCAAAAGACATTGCCTGCCGCTTTAAAGAAAAAGATCATTCAATCTAAGAAAGGGAAATCATCATGAAGCCGCCAAAGAAAGTTAAAGGATCGTTACTAAAGAAAACAGGAGGCTCTCGCTCTATTTTGTCTCCGTATGGACGTAACGAATACGTTTCTCAATTTAAGGATATGTTAAGCAAGGGTATGCCAAGAAGAGATGCGGCATCAAGAATTCGTCAAATAATGCAATCTGATGCAGCTTCTGAGCTTGATGAGTTTTTCCGAGGCGATACTCTCGAACAGAAAATGAGCAAATGATGTATCAAAAGCGTGACGGCAAAGTCTATCAAGGGCCTGTTGTTAAGATGCCTGACGGCAGATTGATGACAGGCGAAACCTTTACCTCTCACTCTGAGAGAGTTATTGAGGTTGCAGAGCCAGAAGCCCCAAAGAAGAATTACCCTGCCGAGCGTAGGTCTACCAAGGGCAAGAAGAAGTTAACACCGAGAGTTGAAGATGGCAGTTAACGCGGCTGGAAACTATACCAAACCTGCTATGCGCAAACGCCTTTTTAATAAGGTTAAGCGTGAATCAAAAGGTGGTTCGTCTGGTCAATGGTCAGCAAGGAAAGCACAACGCCTTGCCTTACTTTATAAGAAAGCCGGAGGAGGCTATACATCATGAAACCACCAAAGAAAACAACTGCTCAATCACTTCTTAAAAAAGCATCATCAAGCGGTGATATTAAATCCATGAGCATGGATAGCGGATTTAGATCATGGGCAAGATCAAATGAATTAGCCACTGCTAAAGAGATTGATGGCATGTCAAAGGGTCAGCTCGAAAGTCTTTACATGAAATATTTAAAAGCCAAAGGCATGTAATGAAAGCGTCTCAGAAGTCATTAGTGGCTTGGACAAAGCAGAAGTGGCGCACCAAGTCAGGCAAGCCTAGCACTCAAGGTAGCAAGGCAACTGGTGAGCGTTACTTGCCGGAAGCGGCAATAAAGTCTATGTCTAGTGAAGAGTATGCTAGAACAACTAAAGCAAAGAGGGCGGCATTGCGTAAAGGCAAGCAGTTCAGCAAGCAACCAGAGAGCATTGCTAAGAAGGCCGCAAGATTTAGATGAGTTTCTTACACACAATAAATAAAGAAGAGCGAAACATGCTTCGCACAATAGTGAAGAAGGTACACCTTGTTCACCACCCAGAAGAGTTTTGCACCGATCGAGAAGCCGATAAGATGATTGCTGTTATTGCGCCTGACGTTATTGAACGCATGATTAAATTTGGGGTGGATCACGAAGTTGGCAGACTTTAAGTACAAGCCAGATGGCGAAGTAATCAAAGCCTTTCTAAAAGAAGATTGTTTCTTTCGTGGCATTCGAGGGCCAGTAGGTTCTGGAAAGTCTGTTGGTTGTTGCATAGAAGTGTTCCGCAGAGCATTGCAACAAGAAAAAAACAAGGATGGTATCCGCAGAAGTAGATGGGCAATCATTCGCAATACCAATCCACAGCTTAGAACTACAACTATTAAGACTTGGCTTGACTGGTTTCCCGAAGATCAATGGGGAAAGTTTCATTGGTCAGTTCCTTATACGCACCACATTAAGAAAGCTGATATAGACCTTGAGGTTTTGTTTCTTGCCCTTGATAGGCCAGAAGATGTTAAGAAGTTGCTATCATTAGAATTAACTGGCATCTGGATCAATGAGGCAAGGGAAGTTCCTAAGTCAATCATTGATGCGTGTACTATGCGTGTAGGCAGATTCCCTTCTATGAGAGAGGGCGGCCCTAGCTGGAGTGGCGTTATTGCTGACACAAATGCGCCAGAAGAAGATCACTGGTGGCCTATTATGTCTGGTGAAGTTCCTGTTCCGGATCATATTCCTCTTGAGCAAGCGCGTATGTTAATCAAGCCAGACAACTGGGAGTTCTTTGTTCAGCCAGCCGGAATGATTGAAGAGTCTGACAAGAATGGTAATGTGTTAGACTATGTTCCAAACAAGAAGGCTGAGAACAGTCAGAACATGCTCAAGTCTTATTACCCCAACCTCATTAGAGGTAAGACAAAGAGTTGGATTGATGTATATGTAATGAATAGATTGGGGTCTATTCAAGAGGGTAAGCCAGTGTATCCAAGCTTTGTATCAGAAACACACATTGCCACAGAGGAAATACCTATTGCTGATGGTGTTCCTTTGTATATTGGGATTGACTTTGGCCTGACTCCAGCCGCTGTTTTTGGTCAAAAGGTTAGGGGCAGATGGCTTATACAAGCTGAGATTGTCGCTATTGATATGGGGATAGTTAGGTTTTCAGAGATGTTGCGTCAAGAGATTGCAACTCGCTTTGCTAACTTAGATGTTCATATCTATGGTGATCCGGCTGGCGACTTCCGCGCACAGACTGATGAGTCAACTCCGTTTCAGATTATGAGGGGTGCTGGGCTTAGAGCTATACCAGCACCAAGTAATTCTGTAGACCTAAGACTAGAGTCTGTATCATCTTGCTTGAACAAGATGGTTGATGGTAAGCCAGCTTTTTTAGTTGATAGACGTTGCCCAACTCTGATAAAAGGTTTTGAAGGTGGATACTCATATAAGAGGATGCAAGTGTCTGGTGAGAGATTTGATGACAAACCAGATAAAAATATGTATTCTCACATACATGATGCCCTACAATACCTAATGCTGGGTGCTGGTGAGGGTAGGCAGTTGATAAATAATCAGAAGCCTCTGCAAGCTTTTAATGCTAAACGTGGCTTTGATGTGTTCGCTAAGAACACTAAGAGATCAAGACGACAAGGGCTATGGGCAAGAATGTGAGGTAATTATGTGTATTGGCGGTTCTAAAACTCCAAGGGAAGACCCTGCGGTAAAAGCACAGCGAGAAGAAGCTACTGCTAAAGAGCAAACAGAAAGAAAAGAATTAAAGCAAGAGGCATTAAGTCAAAAGGTTGCTGGTATTCGCGGTGGTGCTGGCAGAAGAAGTCTTATATCAAGCAGTGGTGGCGGTATGGGCTATTACAACGAGTATAAATCATGATTGTATCTAATGAACTCCCACTTAACGTGCAAGGCACTACAGATATTGCAAAGATGTATCTTAGTAAATATCAAGCGGCTAAGTCTTTAAGGGAAAACTTTATTCCACTCTTTGAGGAGTGTTATGAGTATGCCCTTCCTCAAAGGGAATCATTTTACGCTGAAGCCATTGGCCAGCGCAGAGATGATAAAATCTTTGATGAGACAGCAGTTGTGGGTGTTCAAGAGTTTGCATCCCGATTACAGCAGGGTCTTGTCCCAAACTTTGCGCGTTGGGCTGACTTTACCTCTGGTAGTGAAGTGCCGAAGGAAGAAAGAGATGCCGTTGATAATGACTTAGATGAAGTTACTGATTATGTATTTGAGGTAATTCAAAACTCAAACTTTGGTCAGGAAGTTCATGAATCGTTTCTAGACCTTGCTGTTGGTACTGGTGTTCTTCACATTGCTGAAGGTAACGCTGTCCAACCTATAAACTTCTCAGCCATTCCTTTGCCACATGTAGTTTTAGATGTTGGCCCTGATGATCGCATTGATCACGTTTATCGTGAGCGTAAGGTAAGAATAAATGAAATCAATGTTTTATACCCAAAAGCTCAGATATCAGATAAGCTAAAGTCAAAAGCCCGATCTGCCCCAGATACAAAATGCACAATATTAGAAGTCGTGTGCAAGGACTACTCTAAGAAAAATGAAGATGCTCACATGTTCTTTGCTATTGAGATGCAAACAGGTGACGTTCTTGTCAATGAAAACTATCGTGGCGTTGGTTCAAACCCATATGTGCCATTCCGCTGGTCTAAGTGTGCTGGTGAAATATATGGTAGAGGTCCTTTAATTAATGCTTTGTCAGCAATCAAAACTACTAATCTTACCATTGAATTGATTCTTGAGAATGCTCAGATGGCTATATCTGGCGTGTATCAAATGGAAGATGATGGCGTTGTTAACCCTGATACAATTAATCTTGTTCCGGGGACTGTAATCCCTAAAGCCCCTAATAGCCGAGGATTAGAGCCAATTCGTGCGGCTGGTTCTTTTGATGTTGCAAATCTGGTACTATCGGATATGCGCTTGAACATTAAGAGGGCTTTGTATAATGACATGCTTGGTAATCCTGACCGAACACCAGCAACTGCTACTGAAGTTGCAGAACGCATGGCCGATCTGTCACGTCGTATTGGCAGTGCTTTTGGAAGACTCCAAGCTGAGTTGGTACAGCCTGTATTACAACGTGTAGTTTATATCCTAAAGAAACAAGGTCGAATTGAACTTCCGACTATTAATGGCCGTGAAGTT